GTCATTTACGAGTTTTACGATATTGCCAACAACACTTTGTCGGTTCTCGCCAAGGACACCGACGAGTTCCTAGTTGACCCGATGCCGATGCCTTACGCTTACGGGCAACCGTTCGTAATGTTACGAAACTATGACGTTCCTGACCATTTCTACCCGATGGGCGATTTGGAAGCCATTGAGTCGTTGCAGTTGGAGTTGGACAAGACCCGCTCCCAGTTGATGAACGCCCGCAAACGGTACGCCCGCAAATACTTGTACCACGAACGGTCATTCGGCCCCGAGGGCCGCGAAGCGTTGGAATCCGAGGACGACGGCAGGCTAGTGCCGGTCGTGGATGAAAACAAGCCGCTGTCGGAAGTTGTTGTTCCGATGCCGCAAATCCCCCTGTCGTCCGAAATCTACAACCTGTCGTCCATTATCGAACAGGACATCAACACGGTGTCAGGCGTGTCCGAGTACGCACGCGGTTCGATGCCGGAAATCCGCCGCACCGCAACCGAAGCGTCGATTATCGCTGACGCACAAAACGCGCGTGCCGCAGACAAACTCGCCATCATCGAAATCAGCATCGGGCACGTTGCCCGTCGCGTAATCCAACTGATGCAACAGTACATGACAGGCGAACAGATGGCGCAGGTTTCTGCTGCCGGGGGAGAAACCCTGTTCGTTCCCTACACGCGGGATGACATTGTAGGCGAGTACGATTTCAGCGTAGAAGGTGGTTCTACGCAGCCGATGAACGAAACAATCCGCAAACAGCAGGCTGTATCGTTGATGAACGCGGTAGCACCCTTGGTTGGTATAGTTATCGACCCGGCGGCTTTAGCCAAGTATGTGCTACAGACTGGGTTCGGGGTCAAAAACCCGGACAAGTTTATTATGCAACCGCAGCAGCAAACCCCTCAGGATGCCGAAGTGGCACAGGCTGAGGCGGGCGCTGCACCCATGCCATTTGGGCAGGCTCCGATTCCAGAAGGGCCTGATATGGGGGCTTTCGCCCCCACCGGGGGGGTGCCACCAGAGTTGCTGGCACAACTCCAAGGCCAGATGGGTATGGATTTGGCCCAACTTTGATGGGACAGCGGCAACTATCTTATTAGGAGCAACCAGTAGGACTCCAAGGAGAAAATAGAATAATGGCAGAAGATGTTACGGAATCCGTAGAAACGGACACCCCAGATTCTTCAGTTGAGGTTCAGCAGGAACCAACCGGCGAAGCCTACATCGTCAAGGTGGACGGTGAGGAACGGGAGGTCAGCCTAGATGAACTTCGGGACGGTTACCAGAGACAGTCGGATTACACCCGTAAGACGCAGGATTTGGCAGCCGAACGTAAACGGTTACAGCAGGCAGAGGCGATTGTGGCCGCGTTGGAGTCAGATCCGGCGGGGACACTGAACGCTTTGGGTGACGCTTTCGGCGTACAAGGACAATCGGCCGCACCAACCGACTCTTACGGGTCGGAATGGGACGAGCCGGAAGATCCCACGGCGCAGCGGATCTCACAGTTGGAAAGTCGCCTAGAGCAGCAGGACCGTTTGCATAGACAACAACAACTAGAGAAGCAGGTTGAAGACTTACGCGGACGGTATGGCGACTTCGATTCTGATGAACTTTACCAGCACGCTTTAAGCCACCGGATTGGAAATCTGGAAGCCGCCTTGACGCACATGCGTTACGGCGACGTGGCCTCCAAAGCGGAAAAGTTGGAAAAGGAACAGGAACGGACAGAAGCCAAGCGTGGCGCTAGCGTGGTGGAACCTTCGGGTTCTAAGCAGGCAGGCTCCACTACCAGTTCAGCAGAGTCGGCACCGTCAACACTTCGTGAAGCGTTCGCGGCGGCCAAAAGAGAACTCGCTTCGTAAACATAAAGTGAGGTGACAGATTATGGCGGGTAACGCCGATTTTGACGAGATTCTGTCTACCACCCTCAGAAACTACGTCCCGAAACTCACTGACAACATCTTTAGCGCACGGCCTTTGTTCTATGCGTTGACGAACGGTCAGACGATTCGGCGTATTTCAGGTGGTGCGAAGATCGTCGTACCGATCATTTACGGTACAAACTCAACCGCTGGCTCATACAGTGGCACAGACACTATCGACGTGACGGCTCAGACAGGCATTTCGGCTGCTGAGTACGAATGGGGACAGTATGCTGCCACCGTTACGATTAGCGGTATTGAGGAAGCGAAGAACAACGGTGAGGCACAGATCATTGATCTGCTGGAAGGCAAGATTTTCCAGACGCAGGAAACCGTTATCGAAAACATGAACACCATGTTCTGGGCTGACGGCACTGGCAACAGCAACAAAGACTGGAATGGTCTGGACCTGATTGTTGGCAAGCCAAACACTTCCCTTGGCGGGATTGACCCGACTGGCTCGGGTAACTCGTTCTGGAAGTCCACCGAGACAAACCACGGTGGTGCCCTTACCACGGCTGGCATGGCGACCCTTTACAACGACATTTCGGTTGGCAACGACCAGCCGACGATCATTATTACCACGCAGGCTTTGTACGAGAAGTACGAGGACCTGCTGGACGATCAGATTCGGTACACGGATACCGATGTCGCTGATGGCGGGTTCCAAAACCTGCTGTTCAAGGGCGCACCTGTGACCTTTGACGGGGCCGCAGCGAGTGGCGAAATGATGTTCCTAAACACCAAATACCTACAGTTGGTTGCTCATAGCGATGTCTGGTTCAAGCCGACACCGTTTGTGCGCCCAACCAATCAGGACGCTGTGTTCTCACAGTTGCTTTGTTACGGACAGTTGACATGCAGCAACCGTGCCCGACAGGGATACTTGCACTCGGCTACCTGATAGACGGTTCGTCGCCACGGGAGGTATCATGGCACGGGGTTTCGCATACGCATACAAACAGGGTCAGCGCCCCGCAAACACACCTGCGGGAAACTATAAGACGCTCAACCCTGAGGGTCACCCCGTTGGGCGTGACAGGCGTATACATCGTGTAAACCCCACCCCCACCCATGAACCTCCCGTGGCGGCACCATCTTCCAACTGTGTCGCCACCACTAAAAGCGGGAACCCTTGCAAGGGGCGCCCGGTCGGTGACACAGACACCTGCGTTTTCCACACGACGTAAGGCTGTTTCGTGCAACTAACCGACATGCGCGACTATGTGCGAAACATAGTTGACATCACCGTAAACGACATTGCCGACACGACAATGAACACGTTTCTGCGTGAAGGATACGACGTTATCGTCTACTCCGAAAAACGGTGGCCGTTCTACGAAACGGCTTTAACCTTCGACACGGTTGTGTCACAAAAAGATTATTCGATGACCGAAATCGCCGTCAACCAAAGTTTCGTACACGACGGCGTAACATTCTCCGGTGTTGCCGCCCCCTCCAACGTCGGGCTGCGAGAAATCGCTTCGTTAAAAACCGACAACCACGTCCTAGAATACATCGGCTACGACGTAGGTGACGTAATCTACCCGTTGGATTCCAACACCACCGGGCGCCCGTGGTACTGGTCGATGTGGAGTGGCGGATCAAGCGCCTCGGCGGGGATCAGCAACCAGACAATCCGTCTGTACCCCACCCCCGGTGAGATACAAACCATTTCGGTGCGTGGATACCGTAACCCGGTCGATTTCGCCGGGACTAGCCCCGTTTACCGTGCGGCAATAGCCGCCGCAGACACCCCCGACCTGCCGGAACCATTCAACACCGTTCTAGCCCTATACGCCATATACCGGTCGTACCAGCAGCAAGAAGACGCTGCGATGGGGCAACAGTATTATGCACAGTTCATTCAGGAACTAGAAAACTTGCGGGCACGCTTTGAAGACGCTCCCGCTGCCCAGCCCCTTATTCTCAACAGTATGCGAGCGTCCCGTTGGATGGGTCAATCCTATTTGCCGAACCGTCTACGCTACTCTTGGGAACTGTAACCAATGGGTGCCACACTACGCGCAATGCCAGCGCCCTCAGCGCAAGCCTACCGGTACGATGAAAAATCTGAGTTCACCGGGGGCCTCAACCTTCGCGCCGACCAGTTCAACCTTGCCCCCAACGAATCCCCGGCGCTACTAAACGTCGAAGTGGACCCGCGCGGCGGTGTTAGGCGACGCGACGCCATAACAAAAATCAACGCCACAGCGTTAACAGACCAGATCATTTCTCTATTCACCCACTATGCGCCAGACCTGAACCAAATATTCGCCAGCGTAAACCCTGCTGCTGCACCATCCACCACACAGGTTTATTTCAACGAAGCCGCCAACGGCGACTTCTCAGGTCCAATAGCGTACAGCAACGGTGTTCTAACATTCTCCGGCAGTCAGCCTGCTGCCGGTGTGACGTTCAACGGTTACACCTACATCGTGAACGGCACCATGTTGGCCGCACCGCACAACTTGGGTGCTGCAATCAAATGGAACGGCTACAACGCGCCGCTACCGTACGACCCGGCTAGCCCGCCGACCTCTTACCCCGGATATTTGTCACCTGATTTGGATGGTTCAGACGGGCATTTTCCGTGCGCTCGCTATGTGACAACATGGATGGATCACGTTTGGGCCGCATACACC